CCTGTATGTACATGGTTTTATTATAATTTCAATTGTATTTTTGTAAGTAAGGACTTGGAGTCAAAGAGACTCGAGTATAACATGTACAATTGAATACATGTTATGCTATGGACTAGCATTATAGTAACCACATTATGTTACTTCTTTAAACATTTTGTTTTATAATATTTATTATCTATCTTTCAGGCGGTTTTAACTACCCAAGTAAATCGACGCCTAATTTGGCAGTATAAATATTTTCCATTGTGTGTCGCAAGACATTAAAGTGATAAGACCGACATTTCTTTTGAAATAGAATATAAACAATTTCCCTGATTACCTAAACTATTTTAATAATGAGTATTGGAGACGTTTTAAAAAGTATTATGCAAATATAAGTTTTCGAAACTATTATTGTAATTTTATGCACGCTTGTTTTTACGCTTTTATGTAAGTTTTATGGTTTAGCACAGCCTCTAACCGGATTAGAAGTATTGAATTTTGGGAACCAATTTAAAGTACCGTATTTGATCAGTATTATTATTAGAATTTTTGCAATGTTATTGAATTTGTCTACGCAGCGCAAGCATAAGATCGATAGCGATGTGATTTAACAGAACAAAGATATTATATTTAAATTTTATGGCCTAAAACGTTTTAGTAGAAAGACAAAGGTTTACGTTCATAATTACCTTTTCGAACCTATTTTAATGATAATTAAGTTTTTGCGAAGCTCAGCGAGCCCCCCCGTAATAAATCTTAAAATGTGCCAAGAAGAATCTTTTGATTCTTATGAGTGTTCCTCAACTCTTAATGAGGAAAATGCAAGTTTAGCTTGTGACGATCCAAAGTTCGGATCTCTGAAACATTCTTTTAGAAGTTTTGGAAAAATGAAAAAAGATAAGCGAGATAAAAAGAATTTACACGCTAAAGGTAGGGCAAGAAAAGGCTCTAACACATCATATAGGACTGTTATGACGCCCCATTTTGGTGTACGCGAAGTTACTACTTTCGCCCGCCAATTTTTTGCCCCTGTTCAGCGTACGCATTCTTCAGTGTATGCTTACATTTGCTCTTTATCATGTCTTACATATATATATAGATTTACAGCAGCCACTTTATTAGAGTGTTGTCCGAGTTGGTTTATGCGTCGTTTTTTTTCCGAAGATATGTATAACATTTACCTCAGTCGATATTATTTTGAAAGAGTAGTTGTATCCAGATTTTCTGGAACTGAGACGTTTGTTAATGTTTTAGCAACTTGCCAACGCTCTCTGACGCTTATGAGACCAAATCCTAGTAACATTGACATATGGACCTGTTACTTGATATCTGTTAGAGAAAGTAAGTCTTTTCTTCAATTTTCTTCTATAACGTATACTGCGTTGAGGGCACTTGGCTTTGATTTACTTTCTCCTTATGTTAACAACCTTTTTAGGGATGTGGTTAACAATAATTTTGCGGTGCAATCTGACGACGGTATGTTTCACGATTTTATTTCTATGTTTAACTCTAGTTTTGACATTTATAAAATCGCACAGAAGTCTCCTGCGGCAGAGTTAGCTCTTCGATTGTTGACCATGCTTGTGTCTTTTGCAAGTTGTCGTACTGCCGGTTTGCAATTTTCTATTTGTGGGGTTAAATTGTTTCGCGACGGATTTTTAAAATCTTTGGAACGGACTAAACCCACTATAACGGATATTTTTGATTTGGCAGGAGAAATAGCTCAGTATTTCACACGCATTGGATATTTGTGTTTTAAACACAGGTCTTTTAGACCTTTGTTGTTTGATGATAACGTAGCTTATGAAATGGCTACGTTGCATGTTTCTATCGTGTCCTCGTGGTCTGCAATTCAAGATATGGCATGGGAAGTAACTCCTTTTGTTGATGATGTCGAATTTAGACAAAAGGCGGCTAGTCTCATTTCTTATTATAAGGAATTATATTCTTCTATGTCTCGCGTTAATACGCATGAAGCAGTTATAATTCAGAGAAAATGGCAAGAGATAGATTCTATGCTACAAACATTAACGCGTTTGATGTTGTGCGGTGAATTGAGGAAAGCACCTTTTGGGGTATTAATTCACGGTGGGTCATCAGTTGGAAAATCTACCTTTACAAGTATGGTTTCCACTGTTAGCATTATTGCTCAAGGAGGAGATCCAAGGGCTGAAATGCGAAAAGTCACGAATCCTAATGACGAGTTCTTTTCCAATTATTCTTATGGAACTGAAGCCATCATTCTTGATGATATGTGTAACACTAAAACAGATTTCACACAGAAATCACCGTTGGAAAAAATTATTGAGTATATTAATAATGTTCCTGCATATCCTGTGATGGCCGATTTGTCCTCTAAGGGCAAAATCCCATTGTGCCCTAAGGCCGTTATTGTTACAACTAATGTCGATGGTTTGAACGCTAAAGTCTACTCCAATGAACCAGTGTCAATTTTGCGTAGGTTTAACATTTGGATTAATTTACAAGTTAAGCAAAAATTTGCGATTGACCCTGATATTAACCCTGAGAATTACATGCTGGACAAAAACAAAGTCATTGCTCACCAAGAGGCCTTACGTGCATGTGGAGCTAGCGAGGAAGAGATATTGATGCCTGATATATGGAATATTAGGATGTGGACTGTCAAGTCGGGTAACCCTGATTCAGTTGGTGGTACTGCGACTATTGTCAAAGTTCCAATTTGTCCTGATAGTGTCACAGGTGACGCTATACCGGTTGATATATTGACAGCCTTGGATATAATTACTCGCATGTCTAAACAGCACAGTTTGGAACAAGTGAATGTAGTCAAACAGATGAAATCCATACCAGAATTTTTAAGCAATAAAATGGCTGAAGAATATCCTCACAAACAAATAGATCCCCAGTTTATTGACATTGAAGAGATACGCAGCGATTTTCTTAGATGGACTGGTGTTATGACAAGGTGGTCCTTGATTTCAAGTTTAGGACCAACTATGGCAGCTTTAACAGATTATAGAAACTGTTTGCCACTTCTTGCCTATTATTTTCCAGCGTATGATAATGTCGCAGTTCCTTTGGCATGGGGTGTTTCTTGGATAGCCCTTTATATGAGAAGTCTTCAATATAGAGCTGTTTACAACCGTTATTATCGATGGTGTACTGCGGATGGTAGACATATTTTTCTTGCCAATTTCGCGCTAGGATATGTCCTTGGTCTAATTATTAAACATTTTTGGGCTTTGCTTAAGGAAAAAATTAAACCACAGGGCAACCTCGCACCATTGAGTATGGAAGAATTGGATACCAACGCGACCAAGAAAAATGTGTGGATTAAACCACATTTAACGCGTGTTGCAGGTTTCCCAAATACCCACGTTCCTACTGATTTACAAAATAAAGTACAGTCAAACATCGTTTTGGTGGTTGCTGGAAAGAAATTTGTAAACGGTTTTTTTGTCAGACAAAACTATTTTGTAGTTCCGCATCATTTCCTTAAGTTGTTGGAAAAACATGGTGATAATACTATATCTATTGTTTCTCAACCAGCACATGTTGATGGAGTTGCCACTAATAACCATACTCAAGTTATTTTTTATTCTAGAGAAGCGTGGCGTCATGTTCCTGGTACTGATTTATGTGTATATTACATGGCCAATAGCATGCCTCGCAAAGAGGTTTTGGATTATTTTCCACAGTGTGATATGATGCGTTCATTACCAGCCACGTTAGTTTGTCGGGATAAAGATGCCAATATAATAGTAGACACGGCTTATTTGAATTATGGAACTCAAGATACTGGTCCAGAGGGATCGCAATTTTTAGGACACATCTACAACTTAGAAAAAGGTGTTACTTTCAATGGTATGTGCACCAGTGTCTGGGTTTCAGATACTAAACCTTCATTTATTGCTGGTTTCCATTTAGGCGGAGTTACTGGCACGAACAGAGGGTGTAGTGGTGTTCTCTATAAGAGCCAAATTGAAGCTGCAATTTCTGATATGTCTAGAAACATTTGGAGTTCCGTTGACATACCCGCTGAGGGCGTGTATGACACAGATTTTTCCACACATTTTTCTGATGCTTCTTCGCAACTTATAGACGATGCTATAGCACCGAAACACCCTGTAAATTTCTTACCCCCAGAATCAAATATTCATTGTTTCGGATCTAATGGTGGTACACACAAATACCGAACAAAAGTTCAATATAGGAAATATGGATTAGAATTTTTAAATGATAATGACATTCCAGTTCAACATGGTAAACCTAACATGGACAAACCTCCAAGTTGGTATCATTTCTCTAAAAATTTGACTGAGTTCGCAACAGTTAGCAAAGGTCCTCCTACACATGTTTTAAATTGGGCGGTGTTAGATTATATGTTACCTATCAAACGTGAGTTACGTCGGTTGGGCTTTGGCACTGTTAGACGTGTTCGCCCTTTGACTGACAAGGAGAATATCAATGGAGTTCCTGGAGTTCGTTTTCTGGATGCACTTAAGGTTTCTACAGCTGCTGGTTTTCCGCTGAAAGGTAAGACTTCTGTTTATCTTGAAGGTCCCGATGGTGATAGAGATTTTATAAGTTCTGCCGTGTGGCAACATGTTAAGAAATCTGAAGACATATATTTACAAGGTGGCAGATGTTATCATGTTTTTGTGGCTCATCTTAAGGATGAGCCTGTAAAACTTGGTAAGGACAAAGTTAGAGTCTTTTTTGGGAATGGTACGGTTTTTAAATTGTTGATTCGCAAATATTGGCTCCCTGTCGTGCGCCTCTTATCAGAATTGTCACTATTATCAGAATGTGCCATAGGAATAAATAGCCATGGTGTAGAATGGGAAGAATTCATGTCTTTTGTTGCCCATCATGGTGAGGAAAGATGTGTTGCTGGCGATTATAAAGGCTATGATCAGAAGGAATTTCTCAACGTGATCCAAGCCTCGTATCGTATATATATTGAACTGGCAGATTCGTTAGGATATTCTGCACACGAATTGCAAATTATGCGAGCAATGGTTGCTGATTTATCGTTATTTTGTGTGCAATATTATGGTGCGATTCTGATGATGTCACGAGGTAATCCTAGTGGACAAAATTTGACGTCTTATGTCAACAGTACTGCCAACAGTCTCAACTCTCGGTGTGCTTATTATCAAGCGCACGGGGGCACACCACCACCTTTTAGGAATAATGTTCATATGATGACATATGGTGACGATGATATTGGTACTGTGTCTGATAAATGCAGTTGGTACAATGCACAGATTAAAGCCTATTGGTTAGATCAATATGGCATATTGTATACCCCACCAACTAAAGAGGGCGATCATGATCCATTTTATCATGTCAGTGAGGTTGACTTTCTAAAACGTCAAACTGTGTACATACCAGAACTTCAACGACGCCTTGGTGCATTGTCAGAGTCTAGCATTATCAAATCGCTGTCTTGTGGTATACCTGTATCACACATGACAGAAGAAGAACTTTTTGGTGATTTACTTGATGGTGCTTTGCTAGAGTATGTCGCGCACGGAAGGGCGAAATATGAAGAATTTCGTGACCGTGTTAATCGGTTCGTGGAAACCAGAAAATTCCACCGTTTCGTGAGGACGAACCATTTAACGTTTGACGATAGAATTACAGCATGGCTGTTGAACAACGTTAAGAATGAACCACATATTGGTTACCATGGTTCTGTGTGTCAGCAGAATCATAGGCTTGTGTGGGAGACGACATTGAATGCTGAACCTCCCGGAGGGTTGAAACGTTCTCCAGGTTGTATATAGTTTCACGAAAACTAAACAAGGTGCAAGTACAAGCACGAAGTCAAGATTGTACGAAAAACAGGGGTATACAGCCAGTTTAACCCCACTGGAAGGGCCGGATAGCCCGCCATTATCATTATTATCGGAATCAGAACGGAGGATCCGCGAATTACCCCCTGATGTTTGTTATGCACACCACCGACATCCGCAATTCAATGGAATTGCATGTCTTGGATCTGCAATACAACATTGGGACACAGTTTCGTGTGGTTTATGTTCTCCTCGCAGTGATTATTTTGCTGATGTCAATAGGCACCATCTTGATGATAACTGTGATATCTCTCCGCTAACACCACATTCGGGCGTTTTTGCCGAAGGTGGTTATTATGCAGGATTGGCAGTTCCAGAAACCTTTTATTACGCTGACGGATCTCTCATAGTGGAAGCTATGGAACTTGTGCTTAAAAACCGCAATGAGTATTATAGTTTTTTCGAAAGGGGAGATTATTCATTGCCGTTTCCATCCACAGATTGGTACGCTTCTGCTGTTATATTAGCGGATGCGTTGAGGATTAAAATACCACCAACCCCTCAAGCCACAGTTGAGATACCTTTGCCTGTAAGACCTAATCGACCAGAAAGACCCAATCAACAGAATCGTGGTTTGGGTTTTGACGCCCGGTCAGTGAATTTATTTCCTCAGTCGGGTATATTGGAGGAAGTTTCTCAAAATAAAACTCAAGTTTTAACTACGTTCATAGACGATTTTCATCACGAAGAAGCTTCTTATGATCAAGATATGGATAACACTCATTATAATGTTGATACAGATGAGGTATCTATTGTCAAGTTTTTATCGAGACCTATCAAAGTTTTTTCGCAGATTGTCACTGTTGGTGCTACTGCACCCACAGTTCCTCTATTTATTAACCCTAGCACTTTCTTCACTAACAAGCGAGTTATGAACAGAATTAACAATTACCGCAATCTTAAGTGTGATCTGTGTTTCCGTTTTATGATTAATGGAACGCCCATGCATTATGGTAGATGGATGGCCACGGCAGTTAGCAACGTTTCTAATGACACGTTGTTAACTCCTGCCACCTTGGTCAATATGACGCCTTCCAGAGTCATATTGTCCCAACCGCCACACGTCTTTTTGAACCCCACGTCTTGTGAAGGAGGTTGCCTTAGATTACCTTACGTTCATCATTATAACGCTTTTAGCACAGCTTTAGGTGAACATTTAACAACGGGATTTATAGCGCTGACGGAGATGTCACCGTTAAGAAGTATGAGCACTGCACAAGATGGTGTTACAATAACAGCATTGTGTTGGGCGGAGAATGTCGTCTTTGGCGCTCCTACAAGTTCCAATTTACCTAATTTAGTACCGCAGTCGGGAGACGAGTATGGGAGAGGCATAATATCTAAGCCATTAGCAGTTTTGTCTGATGTTGCAGGTGTCTTGTCAAGAATAGCTTCAATCAGACCATATGCTTTGGCTTCGCAGTCAATTTTACACATGGGGTCTCAAATTGCTATAGCTTTGGGTTTTTCTAAACCGGCTCTTGTTTCTGACATTTCATACATGATTCCTCGTATTTCTCCCAATTTAGCCAGTGCCGTTCAACACGATCCTATTTATAAAATGACTTTTGATGACAAACAAGAAGTGACTGTTGATCCCAGTGTGGTGGGTTTAGCACGTAAAGACGACATGATGTTGTCTTCGATTGTTGAACGCGAGTCATATGTGACTAAATTCGAGTGGAGTTCTAATGCAATACCAGATTTCAACATATTTTATGCTAATGTTAATCCAACTTTTTGGGCAAACGGTCCAGGGACTGGTGCCGCACAGCAGATTGCTATGACACCTCTTGCTTATACTATGCAGGCATTTAGACAATGGCGCGGTTCTTTGCGTTTTCGTTTTGTCGCCGTTGCATCGGCCTTTCACAAAGGGCGAATTCGCATCACGTATGATCCTAATGGTGTTACGGCTTCTCCGGGTCTTCCGGTGGAGTACAACACGGCTTATACATACATATGGGATTTAGCTGAATCGCATGAGGCCATTATTGATGTTGGGTACATGTCGCACGTCCCATATTTGAGACCATTACGCCCCGGATTGGATGGTGTTGCGACGATATATGGTACTGTTCCTGTCAATTTCAATCCTTTGGATAGTAACGGACATTTAGTGTTGTCAGTTGTGAATGAGTTGACTTGTTCCAACGCAACATCTACCATATCGGACATTATGATGTTTGTTTCAGCTGGACCTGACTTTGAAATGTTTGATCCAGTGGATGCTATAGACAACTATACAATGTATCCACAGAGTGGTCAGTTAGAAGTAGAAGAACATTTTGCTAAGAGACTTAAACCACATGTTGTTTTTGGTAAATACATTGGCGCGAAAGATAAGGCAGCAATGGTTCATCATGGTGATCCGGTTACCAGTTTGCGTTATTTGCTTAAACGATACACGAGTTACATGTCGATAGCTTTTCCTTTAGTTGCTGGAGCTAGCACACTGTTATACAGATTGAATTATTCTGCATTTCCATTGCATCGTGGTAAAGCTCCAGGAGCTATGCATTTAGCAAACAACATACCTTACAACTATGTCTACCAGACTCCTATGACGTGGTTTTCCACATTGTTTTTGGCCAGACGCGGTGGTGTTAGATGGAGATTGAGAGATGAATCCATGTCAGGTATTAATTTCACTCGCCTCAAGGTTGTGCGTAACACAATTTCTACAACAGCTGTCTTTGGACAGAATCCATACATTCCTTTTAGTAGTTCTAGTGATGGATCAAAGAAGTACATCACTAGCGCACCAAATAGTGGCATATCTGGTATGTCTATAGGATCTACAAATGATGGTTTACGTATGCATGCAGATGCTGAGATACCATTCCACTCTCCGCGCAGATTTTTTCCTTGTCGTATGGGAGATAATTCTCTCAATCATTCACAGGGAGTGTCTGTGTTCACTGCTATTACTAACACTAATGCAGCAACTAGAGATGGTCAGTTAGCAGTATATATATCTGCTGCAGATGACTTTTCTTTGTACGGGTTTGTTGCATGCCCGCTAGTATATTATGCACCCGCACTTTTGTAAGTGCACGTCTTATTGATGACGTTAAACAAACCAGGTGGTAGTCGCCTGGGTGGCAAATTTATTTGTCATGGGACTCTCCAGTCACGTTATTATTCAAGTAGTCTTGAATTTGCCGGAGAGTTCCGGATTTATAGAGACTACAAGTTTAAGAGGTGCTGAGTCCCGCATTTAAGAGCGTATCATAAGCTAACATACTGAACGTATGTTTGTTAGCTGTGGTTAGATCATTCCATTGGAAGTGACACGCTTAGGGGCTACTTTTCCAAAAAAAAAAAAAAAAAAAAAAATCGCGTACGTGGACCTTGTTGTACTCTGCGTTGATACCAC